ATATTTTAAAATGCCTGTGATATTAATAAAGATACCCACACTATTAATCACAATCAATGCTCGGTCATGCCACCAATAACCTACAAGTAACCAACCAGATAAACCAATTGCAAATAGTATGAGATTGAATGGGGCAAGTCCACCGACAGATGTGAGTGCTTGTGCGAATATCAGAACGATAGATGCAGCCCACTTGACATACCAATCCTTAGTATGTGTCGGAGATAACTTTTTAAAATCAATATTCATAACAAAACTTTCTTCTGGATACTTATTGCATTTGTAGACTGCCAAACAGCTCCCAGTTTAAAGGGGCCCCTTGTCAGAAAACATCAGAGAGAACCCAACACATCATCACACCATGCTATGGAACTTTCGCTGTGAACCAACCCACCTTAATGAGTCCTCTCTGATTCTCTTATATACTACCACATATCTAAGTCATTGTCAAGTACTTTCTTAGGCCAATTCGTTAGCAGTATAGTGTTGAGGCAGTTCAGTAGTTTCTATAGCTACTATATCCTCTACACCAAACTCAGCATGTGCTGAGTACATATTAAACTCTATCATTACTTTGTCTATAGACTCTTGTTCTGTCAAGCCCCATTGTGTACCCATCTCTACCTTATCATTATTAGCATTAGATATATACACAGTAGACTCAAAACATTTTTCTTTTTCCATAATTCTTAAACCTTTCTCACCGAATCACAATTCATTATAACAATATATGGGGGCATTGTCAAGTCTTTTTTTTAATTATTTCTATATTATTTTCTGTGGCTCTCTGAATAAAACTGATAAGTAACAAACACTAATCACAACAACTCTATGTTTATTTTGCCATTTAATTAAAGTGTCCGATAATCCCATGTTATCCCATAATAACCCATTAGTTAAACGCAATCAACATTAACAACAGACTATTCAATGAGAACCCTATTGCATTAGATACGATATACAATGTATCCTTAGCATATATTGCTCTTATAAGGAATAGAAACAACCCTAACCAGACTAGGAATATAAAGTTCAATGGTGGTAGATCAGTTGACCATCCCATTAATACTGATATAGACGTAGGAGCAGTCGCCCCATGAATAAGTATCATACCTATCCATCCACAAGCCTCTGTAAACTTGTTTGATTTAATTTTTTTAGATTTCATAATAAATCCTTTCTTTCTCAATTTATACTTTATTATACCAAGTAAGATTGAAAAAGTCAAGTACTATCTTGTAACCCTTGCTGACTGTACGTTACAGAGGATATGAATTTAGAATGTTTTGTCTTTTACGAAAGAGTTGCGAATCACCCTACTATAAGTCCATGATTCATTTTATCTGCGAATTGTTTATAATAGTCTTCCTCTGATAACAGCACTTGAGAATACCTAGCACGATACTCATATAATTTATATTCAAAGACATCTTTATTCCTTAGTTCTAGTATCTTCTCATATAGTTCATCAAACTCTTGTACTCTCTGCCATTCTGTTATATTATACTTACCAAGTATATCGTAATCTCTCCATACAAATGGTATCATACCTATGGATAAGGCCTCTGGATATCTTGACGTAGTAGCATATGGGTCTATCCAATTAAAGCATAGCGTGCTTCTTGCTGGTTCTAATAGTGGATATAGTTGTTTCCAGTCCTTTATCCATGCACTTTGTCTTTGTACCCCACTAGGAAACCCTCCTACCATGACTGTGGATAGGTCTGAGCGATATATTTTTCTGATTGTCTTTTCTCTATCGTTACCATGTTTCATACGACCCCAATAGGCGAAATCTTTTGTCTTTTCCAAATCAAACATATCTGCAAGTGGATTCTTTAGTGTCTGTATAAAGTGATACTTCATGCCATGAATATTTCCAGAGAAGTCTATTTCGTCTATCGTATGAAAGGTCTTTATATCAGGCAGAAAGCTACGATATAATTCTTCCGTATCGCCTCTGTCACTTCTCCACATGATAACAGTTTTATCTTTGAAATATGGTCGTATTGTGTCTATATGACTTTCTGACTTTGCAAGGTCTTTTGGATTCATCTGCAATTCACCATGATAGCGAAACTCCGAATCAGATGGTATAATAATGACATCAGCCCATTCTATATTCTCTGGTATTCTCTTTGGTCTACTCGTATCAAATGATACGTTATACGTTCTATACTCATGTTGAGGGTTTGCCCTCATAAACTTTACATAGTTCTCAAAGAAACTATCCAGAACTGTTTCTAACGGCCCATTATATTTTACGTTACTTCTTAATCTTGCAATTGTTATTTTCATATTACCACCATCCCATGACTCTGCCGTTGCCTGTAATTATCATCAGACAAGTTACTATGTGTAGTATAAACCAAAATGTTCGTATTGTCAAGTGAATATAATCATCTGGTTTATCATCATCATATGCACGACTACCCATAGCCTTACACCAGTATTTCCAAAGTATATTCATTTTATACTACCTATCATAACTAATATAGCAACATAAAAGAAAGCAAACACAAATACTGGTGCTGCATTAGATATTTGTTTATCACTCTTTGGTTCTGGTTTTGTATAGTTGTTACCCATGTAATCTCTATCCCAAGCATCTCGTCTTGTATCTTTCTTAGTAATCATCTAAAAGATTCTCCTACAAACCATGCAACAAGAGAGTATCGTGTACCAGATGTTACAGGCTTGACTCTGTGTTGCATATATGATGGAAACACGACTATTGTACCAAGTTTATCTTCTATAGGATTTGGATTATTCATAAATTCTAGTTGTCCACCCTCAAAGTTATCATTAAGTATTATACTCATAGATAATTTTCTTGTCTTATTATGTAATAGTTCTTCATTTGGTCTATGATACCTTGTATATCCATCACCATCATAGTGATAATTCTGATATCCGTTTGTATCGTATTTTGTAATCTGTAATGCTTCAGAGGCATCTATTTGAAAGTTCCAATCAGCGTATTCATTTGCTTTGTGCATATATTCAAATACTATGTCATATATCCATTGTTCATTTGTAAAATGTGTCCAAGCAACTCTATGATTTTTGTAATTTTTCTCATCTAGTATTGCACCTCTTGTCCACTTGTTTTCTGCAATGTCAATAATTTTTTTACAATACTCTGGTCTTAATTCTTCTGCAAATTTCCAATAGTCAAATTTTATATAACTCATATCAGTCCATCTCATTCACATTAAGTTTATCTTTCTTGATAAGCGCAAGAGCAGCGTTTACAACTCTTTCTGGATACTTGATATCATACCCAGTTCCAGCTTTGAGTGAATCAAGATTGAGTAGAGGTTTATGCCAATGTGTGATGTCATTCCAATTTGTTATGAGGTCTTGACATATCTGGTCATACTCTGCATCTTCTATAAGAGATTCATTCTCTTGATAATATGCATACGAAAACATCAGATAGTATGGTACTAACATATTTTTATTGGTCAAGTATGGTTTTATCACTAGGTCTACCTCGCATCATTGTTCGCATATTTCTCATATCATCATTATAACTTATAGTAACATAGATCAGTCCACAAATCAAGTAAAATTTAATAAAAAATGAAATCATTCTTCCATACCATATCCAAACATTTCTGCAACACCAAATACTTCTAATATGAAAAAACTCATAATCAGTAATAGTATACTCCATACAATGAGTTTACCAGAGAAGTTAGTTGCAGCCATTTTGATTGCAATCAATTCATTACCTAGAAATCGTAGTGCAAGTTCAAACTCGTTGTGTTCGTTTTTTACTACAAGTCCATTTTTCTTTTCTTCTGTCATTTTGTTCTCCTTTATCGCCATGGAGTTCCTAAGAACCATAACACAATAGAATATCGTGTTCCCCTTGTAACTGGTTTTACTCTGTGTTGCATGAAACTAGGAAAAAATATTATTGTTCCTTGTGTTGCTTTTAAGTCATATCCATTTACAAATTCTAATTCACCACCCTCAAAGTCTGAATTAAGTGTACAAGTCATAGATATCTTACGAGTTTTGTTATGTAGATATTCGTTGTCTGGACAGTCATGTGTTGTTGACCATGTTCCTATGCTATCCATATGAAAATCATAGTGGTCGTTATAATTATACTTTGATATCTGACAAGCCTCAGCAGATGTAATATCAAAATTCCAATCAGCGTTTTTGTTTGCATCTATCATATAAGGGAAAAACAAATCATAGATATAACTCTGACTTGTAAAGAATGTTTTTCCTTTACGAATGTCTGTATTTTGTTTTTCTGTGTCTGTTTCAGCAGTATTCCAATTGTCTTCTGCAAGTTCTATCATTGCTTTACAAAGTTTTGGATTAACCTCATTTTCCCAACGCCAATATTCAATATGCCTACTCATATTTAAGATGCCAAATCCACGATTTTTTTAGGTTTTTTAGGAAAACTATTTTCTCCATTACTTCCTAAAAAGTATCCTAAATTAAATGCAATAGAACGTCTTTCGCCATCTCCAATAAATGGATATACTGTGTGTAATAGATTACTTGGAAACATCAGTAGTTGACCCACTTGTGGTTTAATTAAAAATTGTCCAGCCTGTAACATACCGCTGTCAATAGAGTTATTTACAAACTCTATACAACCATCTATATCTCTTTTGCCAGGTAAGTTTCTAGGTTTTGTTTTTGGCATCTTTAAGTATAACACAGCACTTATATCACACTTCGTATGATAATGAATAGGATTATACTCATTCTCATATTGAGAAACACACCATGCATTTGTGACATAAGTTGTTATCTTATGTTCTGGTAACTCTGAATTAAACACAAAGTGATTATTTCTTGATAACTCTGTGCGAACAAACTCTTTACCAATCTCTTCAAATATACTTAGAAAATTATTTTCTTCAAGTTCAGCAAAATCTAGTCGTGGTTCTGATTTAATAATACCAGCAAGATGACCATCCATATTATCTCTATGTGAGTTGTCATCTGTCATTTCTATAAGTTTATTAATGTGTTGTTTCGGTAACATCACATTTAGTATCATAGGCCCAAATGGTCTTAGTACGTCAGATTGTATCTCTACTGTATTCATACTTTAAATCCTTTCATTAAAATTATAATTAACAACTATTCTTTTATCAGTATCAATGGGATTTGAGCCTGTATGTAATATTGAACCATCAAAGACTACAAATCTTCCCTTCTTTGGTTTTACTTTAACTTTAATAGAGTAATCTTCATTAAATAAAATTGTATCCCCATCGCTTTCATTTACATAATATATCGCCACATAGTGTTTTCTTACATCATTATCTATATGAGGTGTAGTGTGATTATCAAGTGTATTATTAGAACAATTCATTTGTAAATTTGCTTTAATTCTAAAAACTTCTAAATCCATTCTTTGAAAATGTGTCATCAATGGATTGAATAAATTAAAAGCATATTGATAGAAATCTGAATTTATTTCTCCTATATCATTTACAAGATGATAAAAAATGTGAGTAAGTTGTGGTGATTCAATTATATTTGGAAAATTATTTTTGTATTTTTCAAAAGTATTGTTATCAACTGATGTATTTAGTAAAAACCATGCAAAGTCATTACTAGTAACTAGTCTTTCAAAGTTATCTTGTTCCTCTTCATTGACAAGGCCATCTAATATTTCATAACCACATTCTTTAATCATGTTTTAAAACCTTTTGTAGATATAGTTTTACCGAAAGATGTAGTATCAAATACTGGTTCTTGATTACTGTCTACCAAATCATCTTGTTCTTTGTTTTCTACATCATATAGTTTCATTTTACTTCTGTCTATACCCACAACAAATCTTTTGTTTACTGTAGGGTCATTATATCTGTTCTTCAACTGTTTCACAACAATTTGATTTAACGCTTCAAGTTCCTCATTAGAGATGATTGCAAACATGAAGTCAGCAGTCGCTGGCAACCCAAATGATTCAGATGTGTCCTCAAGGCCGAGGTCTGACGAGGTGAATCCACTTCTCGTTGTCTGTGTTGCCGACATAATTGGAACATTACATTCAACGGCAAGTCCTCGTAGTTCTTCTGCAATAGATTTGATATAAGTGTACGAATTAACATTTGTTGCTCCTTTCAATCTAGAAGATGCACAAATATTTAGATAGTCAACAAATATCATGTCTGGTTTAAAGGATTTCTTGATTGCAAGTTCCTTAATCAATCCACGAAAGTGTGCAGAGTGTGCTGTTGCAGTAGGATATTCTTTTACTATAAGTGTACCATTAGTCTTTGCATTTATCTTTGCAATCTTATCGTCAAACATCTTCTTAGGTAAGTCATGTAAGTCTTCCATAGAGATGTTCATAAGATTTGCATCTATACGTTCTGCGATACGTTCCTCTGCCATCTCCAAAGTAATATACAATACATTCTTACCTTGAGATAATATAGATGCAGCCATATGACACATGAATAATGATTTACCAACACCAGTTCCAGCAAGACAGATATTCAATGTCTTTTGTGGTAATCCACCTTTGGTTATCTTGT